ACTTAACTCTGTGTTTTTTAAATCAAAGTTAAGCTTGGCTAGTGCGCTATCATCTCCCCATAGCTCAATCTGTTCTTTTTGACTTAATAGCAAATCTTCGTAAGAGCGTTTAAGCTGTTCGTTGTCTTTTGTTTTGTCATTAGCTGCTTTTTTTGCGGCTTTCTCTGCATCTTTTTCAGCTTGTATCTGTTTTTTGCGCTCCTCAAAAAGCTCTTTAGTGGTTTTTTGCGTTTTTTCTTTTTCGATGGAATCAAGTATTGACTCAAATTCTTTTTGTGAACGCAATTCTTCACGCGCTTTTCTTTCGTCTCTAATTGCTTTAACTGTTGCATCACCTGAATTAAGACGCGCCTCACGTTCCGCCAAAATTGATGCAATAGAGTTTTTACGCTCGTTATCTAATTCGCGCCATCTTTCAGCACTAATAATTAGCCCCTCTTTGACATAATCAAAAAAAGACTTAACCTCGACCTTTGCTATTTTAAATGAGGATGCAATGTTTACGGGCAACTTAGTAAAAGCATCACTTAAAAACGAGGCTGTATCGCCACCATCTTTTTTAAGAACACCCATATACATTAAAAGCTCTACAGTGCCGCTAGAAACATCGTCTATGGCATAGCTCCATAGCTTAAATTGATATGCTGTATTTTCTAATGGTGTACCACTATCTAACCAATTACTAATACCCTCTAATGAGCTAACGAGCGAATTACTTGCGCCAACTGCTGTATCTAATTGACCAACAAAAAGAATCATAGAATTTTTAAGTTTTGTTGATGCTTGCCCTATGGTCGTGTTTGTTTTCGCGTACAAATCGTCAACAACTTGAGATTGTTCTTTTAGTGCTGATATTAAAATATCACTGGTTAGCAGTCCCTCTGCTGCTAGTTTTCGTAACTCGCCCTTTGGAATTTCCAATGCTCTAGCAAATGCGTCTAATGCAGCAGGTGCGTTTTCTGCCACGCTGTTAAATTCATCACCACGAATCACACCACTTGCCAAAGCTTGACCAAATTGCAAAATAGCGGCCTCTGCGCCTTGTGTACTTGCTCCTGATATTGCTAATGTTTTTGCAAATGTTTCAGTTATTCTCGAAACATCAATCATTGAAACGCCTAACTTTTCTGTGTTTTGACTAATTTTAAAATATAAGTCTGCTGTTGCTGCTAATCCTTGTCCTGTTTTTTTAGCAATTTTTGCAACTTCTTCAGTAGCGTATCCAAGCTCTGTTGTTGAATTAGTTACAAGTTTTAGTTTGTTTTGTAAGCTTGTATAAGCATCGGCATACTCAATTATTTTACTTGTGGCAAATAGCCCTGCCAATGCGCCTGCCATGCGTTTTAAAGCATTTTCTGTGTTGTTTCCTGCGCGTTGTAAACTACCTAACGCTCGTTCACCATCGCGTAATCGTCTAGTATCAACACCAAGCCCAATCATCAATAAATCTGCCATCTTATCACCTCTTTTTACCGATTGAGCGTAGCGCGTTTTTAACACTGTTAGCCACTTGTGCGCGTTTATCTTGAGTCATTACACGAACCATAGGCATAGGACACAACGGGTCTGTTGCCTCGTTTAGCATATCAGCATACACAAGACTTAGCTGCATAATTGTATCAGCTTCCCATGAGTCTAGCACATAACCCGATAAATCAGCCCACGCTTTTAACTCAGTCCAAGATAGCCGTTTTGCTATACCGTCATTATAAGAGATTGTGCCAGATTCGTGCAGTAAATTGATAAGATAAAGCCCACTCGTTAAAGTAGGCATATCAGGTGTTAGGGTAGGATTGTTTTGCGTGAATTGCTTTAGGCGCGTAATACGATTGTATTCTTTCGCGCCTTTAGTTTGCGGACAACTATGCCACCATGCTTGTTGTCTAGCGTAGAGTTTAAGATTCTCTACGCATTGATAAAAAAATGGGCGCGGTCGCTAATAGCATTATCAATCTGTTCTTTAATCCAGTTATAACGTGTATAAAGACTGACAGCATTATCAAAGCTAAACTCAATAACCTTGCTACCCTCAGAGATACCTTTCCAGCCTAATGTACATTGTGCCAATAGCTCGATGGTATCGCGCTCATTTGCGTTTAAGTCCAACTCTTTAGACTTACGCGCTATCTGTGCCTTAGCTCGGGTTTTGATTGCGTTTTTAAACACAGGCGAGTCATGGCCAACAATTTGCACTTCAATATCAGGCAAAAACTCACCAGTCACAGGGTGCTTTAATTGAATAACAGCATCATTTTTTGGTAATAAAGTCGATAAATCCATAATAGCCTCTATTTGTTTTGTTGCCCCTATTGCTAGGGGCGTAATGGTTTAAAGATTATGGCAAGGCAACAGAGATAACGTCAGTGTTTAACTCAATATTGATTGCGCCAGATAAAATCTGGTCAACACTGCCAGCGTTTGTTTTAAACGACATAATTTGGCCGCTAAAATAATCAACTGTGCCATCTTGATAGGTTACTTTAAAAGCATAGTTATTATCAGAATCAACAGCCGCGTCACAAATGACTTGACCAGCGTCTGCTGCATCAATACCAAGTTGCAAAGCTAACGTGCCGTTATTATAAGAGCCTTTGCGTTTGATAGTTTTTCGTGATGCAATTGGGTTGTGTGTGACTGTTGAGTATTCTTTGCCATACTCGCCCAAATCAGTTACTTCGCCAATTAGAGCAAAGGTTAATGCCTCATAACCTGCTTTGTTTTCTGTTGCTGGCAATGTGGCACTAATGCCGATTGTTGTACCTGCGGTTGTTTGTACGTTTGAATCTGTCATTTTGAGTTACCTCGTAATCTGTTGATATGGGACGGTTACAGGCAACATATACCACCCGTCTTGTGCAAAACCAGTGTTTACGCTGCCTGTTTTGTCAATGCGTACATTATTAGATAATACCGTATTTCTTGCGAATGCGCTTAAAATTAAATCCGCAATTTGCGCGGCTCTTACTGTACCTGTGCCATCTTTTACAAAGATAGAGCATTGCATTAAACCTAGCGTTTGGCTTGTTGTTGCTATGCCTACGGGGATGGTATCAGCGCGTAACAAAGTCACTCGGATATGCTCGCCTGTTGGCGGATTAGCTTTGTTTTTGTTGGGGCTGTTAGGGTAGTAAATAGTTGGCAATGTGCCACTAATAGACTCTAGTTTGTCAAAGAGTGCTAACTCAATTTGTGCTTGACTCATTGTACACTCCTCACGGCTTGCTCTAACTCATACAATGCTAGTCTAGCACTGACTCTAACCATGCCGTTAGGTGCTTGCTGACTGTGGCCATACTCTAACTTTTTAGCGTATGGCAATTTGTTTGTTAGATAAAATACATGGCCATCGGCTTGTTTAGCAAAAGGGATAACATGGTCAATTGAGCCGTTACGATTAGCAGGTTTAACAGCACCATTATATGGTTGGTCTAGCGATGCTTGCCAATTTGCTCTAAATAAACCTGTATCAACAGGACTCATGCGCTCTACTCGTGCGCTGATATTGATACAAAAAGCCGCCACCGCTTTAGCTTGTGTAATTGCTAACTTACGCGCTAGTTTCTCAATATCGCTATTAAATGACATTATAAACGCCCCTGCACAATGTACAAAATACTTGTATCGCTTGGTTTAATCTCTTTAAGCCCAATAATACTATATTGCAATCCGTTTGTTTCGATGCGCTGTTTTGTGCTTAGTGTAAATGCACTAGACACCAAAAACTTAACATCATGCGCGGCTAGTAAAAAATCATTGTTATCTGAGGCATTAAAACTGCTTTGTACTAGCTTGATTGTTTCGCTCGATTGGCTAACAGTAGGCTGATAGTCTGTGCCTGTGTTTGTCTCACTAATAAGCAAAGCATCACGGCCATTTTCGCGTATCAATCGCTCAGATAATGCTGCTAAATTAGCGTAGTTAATGGCCATTTATAGCGTCCTCATAACTGCCGTACTTGATGCAATATAGTCGGCTAAGGCTGCATTGATAGAACGTGCAATCGGTGCGCTTGATGCGTTTGGCTGATACTCTACTTCTAGCACGTCCACTTTCTCACGCTTTACTGCTCGCTCGACTGTGGCCAAAGGGTCATAACCATTGGCAATTGATAACGCGATAACGTGTTGCGCTTTAATAATACCGCTAGGCACTACATCAGACGCTAACAACACATTATCTACATAAACATATTGACGCGGCCAGTTAAGCACTTGGTCATCGTCTGTTTTGTAGCCTTTCCAGTTTTGTGAGTCTAAATAATCTAAGGCTTTTGTTAAATAAATGGCTGCGTTAGGTGCGCTAATAGTCACACCACGCGCCAATGCAAAGGCAATCAAAGCATCGTCTGTTGTATAGCCTATTGTTACCGTCATTTTTTAACCCTCAAAAAAGGGGCAATTACGCCCCTTTGATGTTGCTGATTAACCAAGCAAGGTGGCGGTATGTTCAGGCTTGATGTTTTTAACACCCCATGCCAACGCAATTTCATAACGGATTTTGCGGTAGCCGGGATACATTGACACTTCAAAAGCCAAGCCGCTGCGTGGGTCTTGAATCGTCATAACATCTAACGCCAAATCACCTTCTTGTGGACGCTCAGGCATACGAGTAGCCAACACAATCGCGCTACGGCTAAACGCCATGTTACGAGGCGATGTTGCGAGTACAGTAATGGCACGAGTAGCGACACCTTGCGCTTTGCGTAAGCCGGGTGCGGCTAAAGTAATCGTATCACCGCTTGCAGGGTTTGCACCTGCGAAGCTAACAGCACTAATAACGTACTGGTTAGTATCGTTAGCAAAGGTAATAACGTCACCTGCTGCAACTACGCCTGTGCCTGCGGTAGCTAACGGGATTACTTTTTGACCAACAGTGAATGCTGCGCTTGTGCTTGTGGCATTAGCCATTGCGCCACTGGCAGGGTTATAAACTTGTGCAGATTCGCGAATGGCCACACCGCTAGGCATGGTTAAAACACCTTGACCTGCCAATGTTTCGGCTGCTTTATCACGGGCTGAATTGATGTTAAACAAGGTCTGTAAATTCGCACCTGCGTTAGTATCAATAACTAACTGCAAATCGCTTGTTGGTGCGCCATTGTCAACCAAGATTTTACGCGCTGCGCTTAATGCGGCTGTATTAGTGATAAATGGCACAGTGCCAACTGTACCTGCTGCGCGGCTTGTGGTTGCATATAATGCGGCAAGGTCTAGCTCGACAGCATTGGCCAATGTACGCATGGCTTGGGCAATTTGATTAGCGCGAATAGTTAAATAACCTGCGCCACTATTTAAACCCACTTGCTCGTTACCTTCCCATGAGAACGGCACGGCTTTGGATTTAGTAATAACAATGCTTGTACTACCAATCGTTTGGTCGGCTGCGCTAGGGACAGACATGGCAGGCGCGGTATCAATCATGCTATTGCTAGATGGTGCAACAGGCACAACAACAGACTGATTAACAGCCGCCCGATTAACGCTAGAGTCAACAGTAACCGCAGGGATAAAACCGATAAGCTCACGACTAACAACATCAAGAGCCGCGTATAAATCAGGTGCTAA